TGTATAGGATTCCCCATAACATGGGATCCTGAACTCATTCCTATACCACCACCTCCTCCACCGCCCGATCCACCCTTGCCTAATCCGCCTAATCCTGCCAGTCCCGGCAGTAAGTTTGCCAGTGAGAATATTCCCTTCCCCGGCATGAACATTGCCAGCAAACCAAGTATAACGGCCTTTGCAGCAAGCTCAATGACAAGACGCTTGATCCCTGCAAGTACCATCTGCACCATTGACTGGAACCCATCGCCTGCCTGGGAGAACATCCTGCTGAAGCTATCGGCCAGTGATAGTATTATCTGCTCCTGCTCTGCCCATGCTGCGTTCTGCTGAATGATATTATTTGTCTCTATGTCTGCCCCTGCCATGTTTGCAAGCGGTAGCTTAGTGGCATCAATATTAAATCCCAGCTTGCGACCTGTTGTCACTGTCTCTTTGCCGGGAATTTTCTCAAGCTTATATCCTGTCTCAAGATACTGTAATGACTGACGGTACTTATTAAACGCTTCTGTTGCTGCATCTGCCGACTGTCTGTCACGTTCAAAAGCATCAGCCAGCCCATATAATTTTTCTTCAGTCTTCGTTGCCTGTCCTGCAAGCATACGAGCTTCACGATCAAACCCCATAAGGTTCTGCCATGCCTGTAATGTAGAAACAGCTCTCTGCCTTAATTCTTTATCATCAGGGTTAAGTGCAAGTTGTTTACCAATAGCCAGAGCCTCCTCTTTATAATTCTCCAGTTGTATTCGCTTGCGTTCATTGTATATTTTCAGGGCTTCGCCAGCAAGTTTAGTTTTCTCTGTCTCGCTTATCATTGCATCAGCCATCTGATAACGCAAGTCTTCAATCTGAGTAGTTAGTTTTGCAACCTGAAGACCCTCCCATAGATTTTTTTCCTGTATATCATTCCATTCTCCCTGCGCACGTGCAGATGCAACTAATGCCTGAGCATTAAGCAAATGCCCTTTCGTAAGTTCTGCAAGCTGCTGTTTGTAAATAGATGCTCCGAGTGAGGCTATGCGCTGTCCCTGATCCATATTACGGAAAGCATCACCAACAAGCTTAACAGCCCCGCCAAGTGCACCGAGCACGGCACCAAACCCCTTTAATTGTTTGTTTGCACTCTCCAGTCCGGCTGCAAACCCGTCAGTATTCAGGTTCAGATTCGCTGTTAGTTTGTCGTTTGCCATATCACGTTATCGAATAACTTATTTGCCTCTTCATATTCATCTTTTGTCATCAGCCTGACTTCCCCGTCAGTAACCAGCGGATAGAAATCTTTCTGTGTCAATTTCTGACTACAATGAACATTATTATAAAGAACTGCATGAAACCTCTCAATCTCTTTCCTTCGTGCCTCCCTGCGCTCGTAACCCTTGCAGGCCATTGTCACCTCCGGGAAGGTCATCGACCAGAACTCCCAGGGACGTAGCCCCACCTCTCCGCAGGCATAAGAAAGAACATCGTGCCAGCTTACACGGCTGGCTGTTGAGGGTTTCCCCTGCCTGCCCCTATCACCGATCCTTTCAGCATAGCATCCTGAAGCACGGTGATATCGCTTTGTTCAATACACTCGGTCACCTGATACAGGTTATATTTCTGCTCCGTACCGCTGATAAGACACGCAGCACGGTAAGCGCAGAAAAATAACTCCCTTAATCTCAGGATGCTCGGAGCCTCAAGGACCTTATCGCCTTCGGTCTTCCCGAACAGTCCCGTCTCAGGTATCTGGTAAAGATCAATGCCGTGCATCTCGCAGTATAGAGCATAGGCGTTAGTGCCAAACTTAAACGGGATCTGCTCTCCATTATACTCCAGGGTGGTATAACCTGTCTGTGTATTCATTACGATGATGCTACTGTTCCCTGTGTCAGCGATCCTGTTCCCTCGAATGTCCCGTTGATGGTCACAGCTTCCTCAGCTCCGGCTGTCAGCGTCAGGTTACTGGCTATTGCCGAACCCCTGTAAACCAGTCCTCCACCGGTCCCGTCAATAACTGCACACTCCAACACAACGGTGGTCTTTGAGTTGAGCATCGTGTAAAGCTCCTCAACGTTCCATGTCAGTGCTGGATCATACAACCCGTCAAAAGAGACATTCCAGTCCCCTTTGCCATAGATTCTGTCAGTCCACCCGGAACTATCTTTTGAAGAGATATCTATATTTGCCCGGGTGAGATTCAGGGTGAATGATTTAGTGCCTCCTATTGCGGTTCCCGAAACCAGCACCCTCATGTTTGTTCCATTTAATTTTGCCATTTTACGTTTTTATTAATCTTACTGAATATTTCGACATTTTATTTGCATCATCCTGGATTATTATTGATGTAGCATCGTGTACTAAAACCATTCCATAAGCCAAACTAGCATCTACCTGTGTTGCACTCCAGAAGCTTGCTGATTCTTTTAAGCCTAAATAATTACCCAGATAATCAACAGCACCTGCACCGCGTGCCGAAAATCCCGATGTATCATCTCCGATAGCCCCTACGTTCCAGTGCGTCAGACCTGATTCCATGAGGTGAGCGGCAGACGTATTTCCACCAACAAAGGTTCTAAGAGTCTCCAGTTCCGTCTTTGTCGGTAGATGCCATCCTGAAACGCTTATAGCAAGTGCTTCTGTCCAGTCGAATAATAACCCGTAATCTGGTTGCGTGTTAGGATCATCATTGACATACCATCCGCCGACAGAGTAATTATATTTCGCCCATGTCTGCGTCCCGATAACCACTGATCCCGGAATAGTCGTTATAGTATTTGAACTTGCACTTGTACCGTTGCTGTTATAAGCACGGACCCGATAATAGTAAGTAGTTAATTCCGTCAGTCCAGTTATTGAGTATGTCAGAACATTGCCGACTGCTTTATTCTGAAATCCAGTTACAAACGTAGCGAACGTGGCACTTGTCGAAACATCGAGATAATATGATATTGTCTGGCTCACTGCTCCCCAGTTAGCTGAGAACGATGTAGCTATGACACTTGTTGCTGCCGTAGCTGTCGGTGCAGCAGGTATATCAGCAGTGTCTATCTCCTCAACTACCATCGAAATTTCTATCTGCTTAAATACAACTATCATATTCTCCAGAACTATCCTATCCGTCAATGCGCCTGCCAGGGTAGTTGTTATGATATTAAACCCTGTTATCGCTGTCACCGTTGCCCCTCCCGATCCGTGCGTCTCTCGTGTTCGCTGCCTGACTATCTCAAGTATATCCTCGGCAATCGAGTTGACTGCTTTATATTTGGCATCATTGCCCGTATATGATGCGTAAATCTCTATCACCGTATTATTAGTTGTTATGTAAGCGTCTTTCGTTCCGTCCTCGGCATCCATCGTCTGCTCCCCGATAACGATATGCGGCATCACAGCATCTTTAGGGGCAAAAGAATAAACAGGCACATAAGCATTATTATACGCTACTGTCCCATAAAGAACCTCATAGAGCCATGTCCGTATATTGTCCGATGGGTCTTTCATCAGTACGTCATATTACTTATTATCACACTCTTATTCATCGACTTCGTTGTCTTGCCGTCTTCTTTAAACCCCAGTTTCTTGAGTCTTGAGATCATATCCATATACCCTATTCGAGCTGCATGAAACAAGTATGGATGAGGCTTTGTATTTACTTTCCTTAGCCCTTTGCCTTTCCAGTCCATTGAATCAACCCCGAACATCTCTTTGACAAACGATGGTACGTTAACCCGTGATCCCGTTCCCCATTCCTGGTAAGGCGCATATTTCCTCCCGGTATATACTGCCCCGCCAAGCTCGTCATAAGATATCAGCTTATGTATCGAGGATCGCAGGTAACCAAAATTAACCGGTGCGTTAGTCTTTGCCATGCGTTCAATCCTGCCTATCGTCCCAGCTATGATCTTACGGCATTCCTGCGTCAGTTCTTTATTCTGTCTCAGTGACCATTGACGGAACTTAGCAAGTTCGCTCTGAGGTAGTTCTATTGTTACAACCTTTTTAAACATAAGCTATGACGGTTATCTCGGAAAGTTTCTCATCAGTAACCACGCTGTTAATCGTGTATGCTTCGCTGTTCCATACTATCCTATGCGCGCCCGTGAGCGTGTAGGTGTCCGTAGGCGTGTCATCCTGATACCTGCCCCGGAACTCAACGGCCTTACGATATTTAATCCCGCCCTCGTCAAGCGTCCGTGACATTGATAGCGGCGTGGCTTTCATCCATGCGTAATAGGTATTGGTCCATGTCGTCTCCCAGCCTCCCTGATTGTCAGGGGTCCGGGTAGCAACCTGGATGGTCACATAATTACGCATATCGCCCGCTTTCAGAACCATACTTTCTTTCTATAAGGTGCAGCCAATCTCTTGCTGGCATTATCCAAAACAGTTGTAATATTCCCAACATTTATATCTTCTCTGAGCATATAATCAGTGGCAACCTGTTTGAGTATCGCAAGCTTCAGCTCATCAGGTAGGGTCTCAGTGACAGTATCGCCATAACCTGCCGTGTATTCCACCCTCAATGACCGGCTCACGGTCAGACCCGTTGACCAGAACTGTTCAACCTTGAGAACAAAATCCTGATCGCCATAGATATAATAATCACTATTGACAGTCAGTTCCTCCTCCGCGCCGTTCTCATCGATCTTATAAACTTTATCGACAGAGATGATAGGACCATAAGGCAGCTCGACCTCCCAGTTCTCCGGGATAGTTACCCATGTAGCATGAAGGTGCTTATGTGCAAAACTACTTTGGGTATATTTCTCCAGCGACTTACGTGCAGCAGTAATAAGCAAAGCAATAAGCGTGTCATCCTGCGTACCGGTAACCTTGCAATAGTTCTTTGCTTCGGCTGCCGTAACTGGTTCAGTCGTTATATCGGTATATACCCTGACCTGTAAGTTCTTCATCTTTGTTTATTTGGTATTCTCGGACCTGTGTACTGCTTGATAAAATTCCTGTTCGCCAATGTCTTGAACCTTCTTATTGGAAGATCAATTACATCGTTGATATACAGATCGTTCAACATACCTTTGTAATCGACCAGGACAATACAGCGCACGTGATCTTCAGGGACCGGAAGTGTACCTGTTATCACATGCTTCTCATATACCGGACGGACAAGCTCTTTCTCTGCTAACTCTGCCGTTGAATGAATCGTCTCGACAACTATCGGGCGTATGCGTTTAGTCTTCTTAACTGATACGCCGTCCGATTTCTTCTGTTTTGCAACCACTGATTCAGTAGTCATTCCTTTTTTGCTCATATTCTTTTTTGTGATATGTCTATTAAAAACCTTTCCATCTTATCCAGCTCATCAGGCGTGGTTTTCTCAACCTCTTTAGCCCGTGCGATACTTTTCTCTGATGCCGTCTTGTATTCTTTCGGGTCATCAAGCCGTTTTATTGCCTCGACCCATGACAACATTGAATCCACGTTACAGAATATACCTGCATCGCCAAGTGATTCCATCAGCCCTGGTGTCGGTGCAGCAACAACCGGAATACCTGATACCATTGCCTCTATGCCCGTGCGTCCGTATGACTCATATTGTGAGGGCATTAATAGCACCCTTGTCTTGCTGTAAATCTTCCGTGCATCAGGTGTATTATCCATATATTCCACATTCTTCATGTTACCGTTCTTCTCCTGACGGCCATAACCACCCTCTACACCTAAGAACTCATACTCAGGCATCAACTTCGCCAGATCGTGAAAGAATACCCCGCCCTTACGTTCAAAGAGGTTGATAAGCGTCAGCTTCTTCCCTTTAGTCTTAACTTTATACCTCTGAGGATCTACCGGAGGGTGAACAACCACCGAAGGGTTAGGATAACGAAGTGCATTTTGTGTATATAAAGAATTAAAGATCATATACACCCAACGTCCCTGACTGATATCACGATGTTTGGCTCTTAAAATATCATAACTGTTCGAGTTGTGCATTACCTGAACGAAGGGCTTATGGTAGAACTCGCAATAGTTCAGTGCTTTGCCTGCACGGTCAAGATGTGATATAACAACATCTGCAGCCTGTATCTTCTTTGTTGTGGTCATAAACTCATCCTTATTAACTCGAATACCCTCAAAGTCATAGGGATCAAGGTTTGAGATAGGAAGTACAACCTCTATCTCATGGCCTGATTTCCGTAGAAACTTCAGCATCTCATGCAGCATCCACTCGGCTCCGGCATTCTGAATCGGCGGATAACCGTGTATCATTACAAGTATTCTCATTAATATATTTTTTGTAAAATTGGTTGTTAAATATATCGTAGTAAATATATTGTCCTAAAAAATCTGAAAAGTCTTCGCGCTGGTATGATATCATTGGTGTAGTCATGTAGAACTTCATAGCAGGCGCAATCACCCTGTACCACTCATCGATTATCCAAACGGCATTAAGGTCGTAGTGCTGTTGAATAAATCTTATGAACTTATTTGAAAGTATTGTTGCATGCATCAGATAAGCCCCGCGCACACGGCAAAGGTTATCTGTGATCTTTACCGGAGAGATTGTCAGGTTCGCTCCCAGGTAAAGCATATCCCAGTCCGTTGGTAGGTCATTCCATGCCTTACGCAATATACTTTCCCAGTTATCCGTAAGCTCGAAATCGTCCTCGAAAAAACAGAGATGGTTAGCACTTCCCTTGACACGAAGCATCTGCATAAAGTCTTTCATGTAATGCCGGTGCGTATCATGGAAGTCCTGAACGGTGCAGTAATGCGAGACAGGTGATATATCGTAACGAGCGAATATATCCTTGCAGCGTTTCCAGCGGTCCTGGCGAGCCTCAAGTCCTATAACAACAATATTGCCTATCTCTTTTAACATTGTTTTAAAATAGGGGAGGTTTCCCTCCCCGTGATTTTCACTAACCAAATGAAAACTATGCTGAACCCTGAGCCAGGGCAGCTGCAAAGCCTCCATAAACGAAACACTTGGCACGGTACACTGCCAGCGCAAGCCTTTCGCTTACACGGATAGTGACCATGCCAGTGACGAAGTTAGCCTCATTCTCAAAGCTGATCTCAAGGGTCATCTGCTTGCGGTCAAAGACCTGAGCACCTAACCGGAAATCACCTACAAGGAATGTACCTGCGGTCATAGCTGTTGACTCATAAACAGGCACACCATCGAGGGTTATCTGACCACTCTGGTATATCCACGGCATTGTATAGTCACCTGTTGATGTCTTGCTGAGTTTCAGCTTGACAGCATCAGCCGGATGAAGTAGTATGCCATTAGGCATATACTCATCATCTTTCACCTGGCGAAGAGCATCAACCAGTACGTCCACCCGTGTGATATTGCTATCAGCAAGGTTATCGGAGTAGGCTGTGGCGTTGGTAACGATACCTGAGATATTGATCCCTGCACCTGAACCACGAAGCAACTGAGTGTCCTCTTTGACTTTCAGTTTCGAGGGCAGACGGGCAGCGATATATGAACTGAACCCTGCAACATCCTCCATCAACTCATCAGAAGCGATTATGTAGTTCGTGATCTTCCGGACAGTTGCTGTTCCTACTGCCAGATCAACATCTTCCTGCATGTACTCCTGAGCTTCAGCCGTGATGTCTGTGTTTGTGCTTATTGCACTCTCATAGACGAACGTCACCGATGAACTGTTTGTAGTTCCCTGAGCCAGCAAAGAGCGGATACGGAATGAAGCGTCCGGGTTATAGACAATGTTTGTCAGATGATCGGGTGCAATAACAACTCCGGAGTTAGTATTGGCAGTTGTCATATCATCAACCTTCAGCTGAATCTCACCGGTAGTCCTGGCTTTCTTTGCAACCATTGCTTTGAAGTTATCGTTTCCGGCCAGTGTGTCAGCAAAGAACTCATCAAGTTGCTTGCGGCTGACCCTCGGATCAACATGAACCCTCTGAATCTTGGTATCCATAGCATCGATCTGGTCCTGCTGTGCTTTGAACTTTGTCTTCAGCTCTTCGGTGTAAGTACCTGCCAGTTCAGCCTTTAGAGTCTTCATCTCATCGGCTGAGGCAGTTTTAGCAGCATCGACTGCGGCTTTGATCTTCGCATCGATCTTCTCGGAAAAACCTCCGAATTTCTTTTCAAGGTCTTCCCCTAATTTTGTAATTTCTTCCTGTGTCATTTTAATTAAAGATTAATTTTGTTTAGTATCCAATCAGCGTCAATCTTTAATTCGGCTTCATCGGGTCCCTGAGTGGTCTGATCCGGCTCCTCCCTGACAAGTGATATGATTAATTGCTGTAATTGTTTAAATTGAATCTCCACCTGACGGGCTGTCTCATCCGAGTAGTTCCCGTTCAGTGCAGTGTCCAGAGCGTCCATCATCTTGAGCAGCTTATCAAGCGTGGATCTGTCCGGCATACCTTCGGCTTTGACCGTAGCCACCAGAGCGTCCATATTCGCGCCCCAGCTTACTGTCGATCCTTCCCAAAGTTTAAGCTCAATAAGTTTCTGTTCTTCGCGTTCCTCGTCTCTTTCCCGCTTTATGATCTGATAACCTATTGAATGTTCAGTCAGAACTTTATCCTGGTAGAGCTGAATAACATCCTTACCAAGTTGTGTATGACTGATCTCAGACTCGAAATATAGTCCTTTCTTGTCTTCCTTCAGTACTTTAGGTTTGGACAGAGGACGGTAAGGATCATGCATATACAGGTGTAGTATGCGCGGGTATGCTGACTCAGGACCGTTCTCGCGGATAGTCTTCTTATAAGCTCCCGGCATGACAATATCACCATCAGAGTCCTTATTGCCGAATATCGAGAAATACCCTGTCACAATACCCTTTACCGGATCAACGTCTTTGATTACGCCGTCCGATACATCTTTATAAAGCATATAGTCGCTCATCTCTTTAGCCATTTGGTCTTTTCGGTGGTCTTGGTCTTGGTCTCGGTCCGGGTTTGGGTGCTGGAAACTGTTTCATTGTCGTATATTTTTAATTAAAACCTTTTACTTCTGTTGCCATCGTACAGCGGCAGTTAATCACTTCTTCCGCCCCACCTGCCGGATCACCCGGACAAGCCATCTCATAATCACCTACAAGGAACTTATCATCTAACGCGATAGGACTCTGCTGCTCGGCATCAATATGTGTGTCCCTTGTTCTGTCGTCATGTGCTGCTATCCAGAACTTCTCAAGCGTCACCCCTTCAGTCTTCTCCAGTTCTTTCGCTCCCTCGTAAGTCCCCACGTTTGAGGCTGTCATAACCTCCGTCCGTGCTATCCTCAGCGCCCTCCACTGATTCATCGGCACTGACTCGGCTACTAATGCCCTACGGATATTTGCAGCTGTCTCTATTGCACCCAGACCCTCGTTAGTGGATTCGACCAGCACCTCGCGGATAATATCAAGAGCGATCTTACGCGAAGAGCGGGTTATAGACGATATCCTCTTACCTGCTTCGGTTGCTGCATAATCCCTCATCCTTGCCCTCCATGAATCCTCGGCACTGTACTTAACTGACTTGGAAGATAACCGGTTATATTCCTGACGTGCAAAATCTGATCCAACAGTTGAATAAAGACTCTCAAAGACTTTCGCCACAGGAGCCGCACTGACATACCTGTCAAGGAACAGAGTGTTCTGAGGATTAAGAACAACCATGTAGTTATCCGGCTCGATAGCTGCTGCCAGAGTAGCGAACTGCTCATTTAAAGCTCTCCGCATCTTTGCATTATACAACCGCTCGTAGTTCTTACGCCTACGCTCAGAGAATTTTAATATGATGTTAGTGTTCATACCAGTCAATTAATATGTTATGAGCATTAGCGTCTGCCGTAGTATTGGTAATAAGAAATACATATTTCGTGTTTGCCTTGAGCATATATTCCTGGCTATCCCTCGATGACCCGCCCGCTGGTTTAGGTCCTGATCCTGCAATGAGCGGAGCAGAACGAATCACCGTACCTGTTGCCCATGTTCCATCACCTGCAATCTGCGCCTCAGTAAGAGTAGTTATATATCCGGCTGCTGGTGACGTTGCATTATTTAGACAACCACTCACACTCGATGAATCCCTGTACCGATTGTAAATAACTGATGTATGCGTTCCTACGTTTGAGGCAATAGTCGGGGCTTCGCATATCGAATAAGTTGCTGCTGTTGATACTGAGAACTGAACGACAAGATGACATAACTTCACTGCCGGAGTCTTGATAAATATTCCCGACCTATGTCCGTTAGTCGATGCAGTAGTCACGGAATAATAAGCAGAGAATGAACTACCATCATGTATCTCATGGTGAGCATATTCGATAGTTTTCAGTGCGGTTGTTATCCCGTCAACGCTATTTACCAGCGTAGAGTTATAAACATGAATAGCGTTTGATGTATGATTTGCAGCAAAATAATTCCCGTCAGGGTCAACAAATATAACCCTGCCTACATTATTATCCGGGAATGTCCAAGTCTTACTCATAATCTTTTATCCCTAATGCTTTCTCTGCCTCATCAATAGCCTCAGCCTCAATAGTCGTGCTGTCTTCTGTCTCAGTCATTGGCGACAACCCCGCAGGAACCCAGTACTCAT